GTAGCATAAAAAATACAAAACCAAATAGGCTCTTCGGAGCCTATTTTTTTCAGTAAATAACAGTATGGCAAAATCACTAGACGGCAATTTAATCAAAAAGGCTCATGCACCTCAACGATACACGTTAGAGGAAGTCAAGCATCTAGAAGCCTGTATGGATCCTGTTGACGGTCCGTTATATTTTTGTAAAAACTTTTTAAAGATTCAACATCCTGTTCGTGGATCAATTCCGTTTGTGCCCTACGAGTACCAAGAACGATTGATTCAATCATATCACAACTACAAACAGTCTATTGGTATGCTGCCTCGTCAGATGGGTAAGACCACCTGTGCCACAGGATACTTACTATGGTATACACAGTTTGTGCCAGAAGCTCAGGTGTTAATTGCGGCTCACAAGTATGAAGGTGCGCAGGATATCATGAATAGGTATCGATTTGGCTATGAAAATCTTCCTGATTTTATTCGTGCTGGTGTTTATTCATACAACAGAAATACCATTGAATATGACAACGGTGCTCGTATACAGGCAGTAACCACAACAGAAAATACAGGTCGTGGTAAATCTCTTTCACTGATCTATTGTGATGAGTTTGCATTTGTGCAACCGCCAGAAAAAGCCAAAGAGTTTTGGACTGCATTATCACCTACTCTGTCAACAGGTGGTAAATGTATTATTACATCAACTCCAAACTCAGATGAAGATCAATTTGCACTTATTTGGACAGAAGCTCAAAACCGTTTTGATGAATTTGGCAATGAAACTGAATTGGGCAAAAACGGATTTCACAGCTTTTTTGCACACTGGAATGAACATCCTGATCGCGACGACGCCTGGGCTCAAACAGAAAGAGCCAAAATAGGCGACGAAAGATTTCGTAGAGAATTTGATTGCGAATTTTTGATCTTTGACGAAACACTGATTAATGCTGTTAAACTTGCAGAACTCAAAGGCATCGATCCCATAATGACCATGGGACAAACACGGTGGTATAAAGAAATTGATGCTAGATGTACCTATCTAGTTTCATTGGATCCCAGTCTTGGTACTGGTGGAGACTATGCTGCCATCCAGGTGTTTGAAATGCCCAGTATGATTCAGGTAGCTGAGTGGCGTCATAATCTAACTCCTATACAGACTCAAGTAAAACACCTAAGAGAAGTATGCAAATACATTCAAGACAGAAGCACAGAACTAGGCGGTGCAAGTTCGCAGATCTACTACAGTGTAGAAAATAATACCTTGGGCGAAGCTGCATTGATTGTGATCAATAATATAGGCGAAGAAAACTTTCCCGGACTGTTTCTAAGTGAACCTATACGCAAGGGACACGTTCGAAAATTCCGTAAAGGATTCAATACCACACACCGTACAAAAATAACCACTTGTAGTCAGCTCAAACATATGCTAGAAACACAAAAGATGAAGATCAATAGCAAGCCTTTGATTTCTGAATTAAAAACTTTTGTAGCTCACGGAGTAGGATTTGGAGCCAAGACCGGAGAACACGATGATCTTGTGAGTGCAACATTGCTGATACTGCGTATGGCCACTATTCTCAGCGACTGGGATCCTAAGATCTACGAAAAAATGACTGAAAAACTCACAGAAGATCAAATGCCAATGCCGATCTTTGTCAGCAGCGGCTTTTGATAAATATAACTATGGATGCAACAAACAATATTGCCACTGATCTATTCTACAAAATACGTAGTAGATTTTCTGGCCTAAAATTAGGCAACGACACAGGTGCTATCACTATCAATCCCGAAGAAGCAAGATTCTTTGATTTTGATTACAAAGACGGCGAAGCAGCTATTGGTCATGTAAGTATTAGCCTGGCGGAGGATAATTCTATTAAAGTTTATTTCAGTACAGGAATAACAGAAAGCATGGATACCTTACAGAAAGAAGGCTGGTATGGATTCTTAAAAGAATTACGGTTGTTTGCCAAAAGAAGATTAATGAGTTTTGATACTAGAGATATTGCCAAAGACAATCTAGATCGTAGAGACTTTGAGTTTTTAAGTCAATACAATGCACCAAAACAATCACAACCAAATACACCCCCCACCGTTGGAGAATCAATTATGAGCGAAAGCGCAATGTATGGCAGCAAGAACGTCAGCTTCCAAAAATTAATGGACACACGTTTAATCATCAAACACAGCAAGGCAGTTATGGACGACACTGCCCCTGGTAGTAGAACAAGAAACATCGGTGCATTGTTTGTGGAAAATCAAGACGGTGAAAGATTTAAATATCCTTTTATCCACCTAGCTGGTGCTCGTGCTATGCAACGTCACGTAGCCAATGGCGGATTGCCCTATGACGAACTTGGAAAAAGCATTGTTGGTATGAGTGAAGAAATTGCGCAACTAAAAAGTTTTGAAAGTTATGTTGTGCGCAATGATCTAATGAATTCAATGAACAACTCTATTGTAGAACGATCATCACAATATCTAAATGGACTAAGAGAACAAATCAAAGCACTGGCCAAGCAAGGCCATTACGAGGCATACAAAGAAAATTTCCAGGCAATGGAACCCTTAGAGATTCCACAAGACGTAGTAGAACAGTACACAGATCAATTTACAGTAAGAAATTTCAAAGAAGATATCAAATCAGTATTTCCTGTTCTATATAGAATAATGAAAGAAAACGAAATAGGCTATGACGACATAGTCGAAATGACGCAACCAGACGTAGTAGAAAACGAGGTTGCTGCAAATTACAACGATCCATTTGCTAGGTTTGAAACTTGGGCAATGGGACTAGGCGAAGCTAGTGCAATTGCTAGCGAAGATCAAGAAGAAAAATCAGCAGCAGTAAGAGAATTACAAGAATTAGTAGGACAACATTTTCCAGCAGGTGTAGATGGCACAAACGCTATCGAAAGCCTTAAAGGCATAATTGAAGATCCACAATTGTTTCAAGAAATTAAAGAACAATCAAAACAAGATCCAGACAGCTGTGTAAGAGGTCTGATAAAAGAATGGTTAGAGCAAAATGCGCCCGATACTCTAGAACAATTAGACTTCGGAGATTTTGTTCCACCAGAAGGTGAAGCGCCGGCGACTGACCAAGGGGGTGATATAACAGCGCCAGAAGCACCACAAGAGGGATCCGATGGTCCAAATAAAAGCGATGTTCCTGCTTTTATGCGAAAAGCCAAAGGTGACGATGATTGGAAAATGAGCACCAAGGATATGGATGACGAACAAACAAAATCGCCAACCAGTTCCGCTGGGCTAGCACGTAGAAAACAAGAACTAGGTATGGGGGAAGCTGATACTGAACCATCTAAAAAAGATGATGACGACAATTCTCCTCCTTGGGATGCAGATGATGAAAAGTCAAATTTTAAAAAGCCCAACAATCCTAACAGAACAGGCCGAGATAGTGCTAGAGCATTAGCACAGCGAGGCATGCAGTCTAAAATGGATGTTCAAGAGTTAGCAGAATTTGTTCATACATTTTATGATCGTGAATCAGGTACATTCCCTAAAGGCCCAGAAGGCGTTGCTATTATGGTAGGCAAGAAGTTTGGTGAACAAGCAGAAATGGTTGCTCGCAAAATGGTAGAAAGAATGGCACCACAACAGCAAGATCCGCAGATTGCAGAACTTGCTCGTATTAGAGAATTGGCAGGCTATTAAAATTTAATGCTAAACAGATCGGGCACTTAGGTGCCCTTTCTTTTGGCTAAATTGATTGTCAACGAATTCACAGGCTACCGCGTTATATATATGTAGGGGTAGAAATTCCTACTTAACCAAAAGGAAACTTTAAAATGAAATCAGCAATCGCAATCCTCGCTACCGTGTTCGCAGTATCAGCATTTGCACAAGCACCTGCCAAGAAAGAAGAAGCCAAGCCAGCAGCACCAGCTGCCGCAGCAAGTGCTCCAGCAGCACCAGCTAAGGTTGAAGCCAAGAAGGAAGAGAAAAAGCCTGCAAAAAGTGAGCCTGCTAAGAAAGAGCCAGCTAAAGCAGACGCAAAGCCAGCCGCTGCTCCAGCGAAGTAAATTTGATTTAGAAGACAGTGACCTCATAATAGACGATGAGGTCACTTATGGCCGTAATCGACGAAGCGCAGAGTTTGGCAAGTTAGTTGAAGATGACGAACTATCAGACTATGTAAAGTTTAGATTATGGCTGGCTAGACAAAGAGCAATGGCCAAATATAAAGAAGTCCATGGTTAAGCCCTGGGCTTTTTTATTGGCAAAATAAAATCAAAAATAAACAAAAAATCATTGACCTTGCTAAATAAAAAGCGCATAATAACATATGTGCATAAGGCATATAAACATTTTAGGCATAACATAGGAGGCATTTAAAATGGCAACTCTCGCAGAAATCCGTGCAAAACTTCAAGAAGCACAATCAAAGTCCACAGGACAATCCACAGGCGGTGGAGACAACGCAATTTACCCACATTGGAATATGCAAGAAGGCAAAGAAGCGGTTATCCGTTTGCTACCCGATGGCAATTCAGCCAATACGTTTTTCTGGGTAGAACGTGCAATGATCAAATTGCCGTTCGCAGGCATCAAAGGTGAAACAGATTCACGAGCCGTGCAGGTACAGGTTCCTTGTGTAGAAATGTACAACGACGGTACAGCCTGTCCGATCCTGACAGAAGTTCGTGGCTGGTTTAAAGACAAGGCTCTGGAAGAAATGGGTCGTAAGTATTGGAAGAAGCGTTCATACATCTTTCAAGGGTTTGTGGTAGAAGATCCTATTAAGGAAGATAGAATTCCAGAGAATCCTATCCGTCGATTCATTATCGGTCCACAGATTTATCAAATTATCCGTTCAGCACTGATGGATCCAGAGTTGGAAGAATTGCCAACTGACTACATGCGTGGCGTTGACTTCCGTATTGCTAAAACTAGCAAAGGTGGTTTTGCTGACTACTCTACCTCAAAGTGGAGCCGTCGTGAACGTGCAATTGCCGATGCAGACAAAGCAGCAATTGAACAGTTTGGATTACATAATCTCAGCGACTTCTTGCCCAAGAAGCCAACAGACGTCGAGCTCAAGGTCATGAAAGAAATGTTTGAAGCGTCAGTTGACGGTGAAGCATATGATATGGATCGGTGGGGTCAATACTTCAAACCAGCAGGTATGGGTCAAGCAACAGGTGATCCCAATAAAGCTGCCGCACCACGTGCCGCAGTAGCCGCTCCAGTAGCCGCAGCCGAAGAAGATGCTCCTTGGGAAGAGCCTGCTACTCCAGCAGTAAAGGCAGCAGCACCAGCAGCATCAGCAGCACCTACTGGTGAAAGTGCAAGTCGTGCGCAAGATATTCTTGCGATGATTCGTAACCGTCAAAAGTAAATCGTTGTAGACAAGAGTACGAGCCCGCGCTCGTACTCTCTTTCATTTCAGGAGAATAATAATGGCAAGAGTACAAAAAATTAATGAGAACTTCTCTCTAAGTTTTAACAGCAGAGAAGACCAAACAGGCGATACAGTAGCAGACATTGATGTTAGATTTGACAACCCCAAGGATGATTCTGTTATAATTAATAGATTAAACACTTGGCTTATAGCAATTGGTCGTACTGACATTGTTGTAAGTCCAAAGAAACTACCAAAGGGTGAATAATGGCAAAAGCATTCGATATCAGTAAATTTAGAAAGTCAATTACTAAATCTATCGACGGTTTAAGTATTGGCTTCAACGACCCAACAGACTGGGTCAGTACAAACAACTACGCATTAAACTATCTTATCAGTGGATATTTTGATCGTGGTATTCCACTAGGCAAGGTAACTGTGTTTGCGGGTGAAAGTGGTGCAGGTAAAAGTTTTATCTGTTCAGGTAATCTAGTCAAGAACGCACAAGCACAGGGCATTTATCCTATCTTGATTGATACAGAAAATGCGCTAGATGAAAAATGGTTACACGCTCTCGGAGTTGATACAAGTCCAGACAAGTTGTTAAAACTTAACATGGCCATGATTGATGACGTGGCAAAGACTATCACAGAGTTTATTGCAGAATACAAAACAATGGATGAAGCAGATCGTCCCAAGATCTTGTTTATCATAGACAGCTTAGGTATGCTGTTGACGCCTACAGACGTTAATCAGTTCCAAGCTGGTGATATGAAAGGTGATATGGGCCGTAAGCCTAAGGCATTGACAGCACTGGTTCGCAACTGTGTTAATATGTTTGGCGCCTACAACATTGGTATGGTATGTACCAATCACACCTACGCAAGTCAAGATATGTTTGATCCAGATGACAAGATCTCCGGTGGACAAGGTTTCATCTACGCAAGTTCGATCGTTGTTGCTATGCGTAAATTAAAATTGAAACTTGATGCAGACGGCAACAAGACTACAACTGTACAAGGTATTCGTGCAGCTTGTAAGATTATGAAAACTCGTTATGCAAAGCCGTTTGAAAGTGTACAGGTTGAGATTCCTTATGAAACAGGTATGAGTCCATACAGTGGATTAGTCGACTTGTTCGAAGCCAAAGGTCTGCTCAAGAAGGAAGGTAATAGTCTTGTCTACACTACCAAAGACGGTGAGATCATCAAGCAGTTCCGCAAGGCCTGGGAACGCAACGAAAAAGACGGTCTCGACATTGCAATGGCAGACATTTCTAAACACGGTGAAATTTCCACTTCTGAGATAACTACTACAGTTGAACCAGACTTGGAGGTCACTGAATGAAAGAAGATTTAATTGCAGATATTTGGACATTGGT